AAGCCCGCCAACAACGCCAAGCCCAACAACAACGGTAACAACAAGCCCGCCAACAACGGTAACGCGAACAAGGCCAACAACGGTAACGCGAACAAGCCCGCCAACAACGCGAACAAGGCCAACAACAATTTCAACGCGAGTGCGGCATTGAACAACACTCTCAAGAATTCGGGTAACAATAAAGGTATCTAAATTAGATGAACCAACTATCAGAGTATAAAATCAATTTACATACAATCAAAATATGTAAATTAATTCCTGTATAATAGTAAATGTCACTGGGTGAGGAAAAGAGGACCTTCCTTAGAAAGTTAGTCTCGGGTTTAGACAATTTACTGCGTTATTCCAATAAAGCCAGTGAGATAGGTTTACATCCAAAAAGTGATATTGAAATATTTATAAAAAAACAACTATTAGTGCAAAATGATAGAGGTGATTATGAATTTTCTAAAGGTAGGTTCACGATGGGATTACAAGTCCTAGAGATTGACTTATTATCAAATATTCTTATTTATTTTGATAATGAGGGTTTTACACTGGCTCGTGTATTCAAAGAGGCTTCCATTAACGCACTCTATATGAACACAACTGAACTCTATTTTGCTGTACTGATAGAAAAATCAGAAATAGAAACATTCCTCGATTTTATAACATATTGATTATCTTCTTTTCATTACATCTGTAGCCACTACTGATGCCGAGGAGCAAGATTGCACGCACATCCACATAATGGCTGCGAAGAAGATGGGTGGTGGTGGTCTTGGGGGGAACCTCGACGCAGCTTTCCGAATCATATACCCCAAGAGCATTATACATATACAAGAGCAACATATGGTACTACCATGTGTCATCAAGTACTTATTTGGCATTGGTTTTTTCCCATTACTGAGGTACGGTGTTAAAATTGGTATAGGTATCCTATTTATCAGTGGTAATTTGCAGAGTAGAAGCAAAGGAAATGGAATCATTAATATAGACTGATAAATTTATTAGCGTGTAGTTATAATTATATCAAATCTCTTGAGCATAAATAATTTCACCCCCTCAATATCTGGAAAACTCCAAAGAAACCACCGAGACCAAAACCCTGCACTCTCAATACCACTCTTATTCCAATTTTCCTTGGAACTTCTAGTCACATTCAACATTAGAGTGTGCACCTTGGCTGGGATTTTTTGTATCATAGTATTTTTTGGTATTTTACCACCGTGTCTTGATACATATGAACGCATACGTAAAGGATTCTTGTGTTTGGTGTAGTCGGAATACCCACTGGCACCAAAATCAACAGTCCTGCCGTTTTCGAGTGTAGCCCGGAACTTTTTTTTACGGTCTGGGCTTTTAGTAATAACTACGCGCATACTTAGTATTTACAAATATAATTTAGTTACCGCAGCCACACCCACTGGTGCAGTAGGTCTCCTTGGTGGGGGGGAAGATGTCGCGCTCGGGTCCACGTTTGACACGGTACATGTGATCGTACGCGTGGAGGGAGCCAATGGCGACCATCATCGTGAGGAGCACAGGCCTGTTCATCTTGCGAACGGAGAAACCATAAAGAGCCACAAGTGCGATCAGAACAAACTGAACAATGGTCAATGTGGGCATCATGGGCATCTTGAAGCGCTTGAGAAGCGAATCAGTCTTAGGGGTGGGCTCAGGGGTGGCGGTTACCATCGCTTCTTGCTTGTATCCGGGCATTTTTATTATCTACTGAGAAAATAATGTGGTCTCTCCTGTTGGTGCCAGGTGTAATGATTCTCGTGGATTATCTAAAAATGCCTATAGATACCTTGTATTTTACAAAGGTTGGGAGACCTCTACTTGGTATCGCAAATACGTTCAGAGATGTCATACATGGTACATCAAATCATTGTGTAAAGAATTATCCGGGACTTTTTCTGCTTAGAATGCACTACAGTAAGATACGTGAGGAGTTTAACAGGGTGTCACCAACTCTCGATAAGAAGTATTACCATGATATCGATCCCTGGTTTGAAAAGAATGACAATTATTACTTCTATAAAATTCAACACTTTCCACTACTTAACAGTCTAGTTAAGCAGATCAAGTGTGTAGACACAGCTGTAGCGGCATTTGCTGTGATAGATGGGCCGATGACAATACCACCCCATCGAGCAGAGTCTAACAAATTACTGAGATATCAACTTACTATACAGGGTGATGGTGATTGCACACTGTATACAGAGGGTGGTAGATACACACAAACCGGGGGTGAAGACTTTCTATTCGATCATTCAAGATATCACGAACTAGAAAAGAACGGTACAGGGAGGAGAGTTTTACTTATCCTCGATATTCATAGATGATCTCGACACACTGCTTCATACATATCACTCCCACCAATGAGCTCTAAACGTTGGTCATCCACGATACGTTTGGTGAATGGACCAGATACACCGTTATTACAATGCATACAGAGAGCTGAAAGTTTAGTGACTTCACAGGCGAGTGGGATACAGTCTATGAGTTCCCCAAACTTTTGCTGAAACGAGTCGGCATCGAGACCCGCCAAGATGACCGATTTATTCACAAGTAGGCAACACTCCACAAACCTTCTCAATTTGGGGAAGAATTGTGCCTCATCTATTGCTATAACGTCAGCCTCGTCGAATTCAACCTGTTTCAAAACTTCGAAAATATCATACACTTTTAGACAATTAAATTTTACATTATCGTGGGTCTTCAATACCTCATCGGGGGACCGTGTATCTTTCGCAGAATTGACAACCAGTATATTTTTACCTATAACCTTGAGACGTTTGAGCCTACGTATAAGTTCAGAGGTCTTACCTGAAAACATATTTCCCATAATAATTGACAACCCCATTCCCTCTGATTATTATAATATTGTATTTTTTATATGGGAAATGTCCACAAAGCCATGTATGGTGGGCATAGGGGGTATTACAATAAGATGTCTGGGTGTGTGAAATTCGATGGTATCGTGTTCATGAGTATATCAGAGGCTATAACGCATCTCAATCAGCTAAGCGAACATATACAGGTCGTTCTGTCCGAATGATTGAGAGCCCAATTTGTAAAATTCTACGGGCGAAGTTCGTTTTAACTACAACTGTACTGTCTTGAATATACTTTTTCGAGTGTGGTCTATGTTCATCCAGAACCTTCTTCATAGATAGCACCTTACGAAGTGATATATGACGACATTGGGTTGCATCAATTTCGAGTGTAACCTTTTGGTTAAGAGACCAGGTGCGCACAAAAAAGGTATCCAACTGATCGGGGGTTGTACTATCCGTTATCGAGATTGAACACACTCGCCCCATTAGTACTCTGAGTGATTAAAATATCTCCAAAAAGTAGAATGCCCCTCACGGATGCAGAAATTACCAAGAAAGTTGGGGAGTTGCGTAAAACACAGGGTAAAATCTATGCACCCCTCAAATATTTCAGGGGGATCACCACTCTCAAGGGGGTTGAGACTCGTTATAAAAAGATGCTCAAGAAAGACTATACCAAGTTCCGAACAGACAAAGGACAAAAGACTAAAACCTCCTCCTACACCCAGAAATTTAGGAAGATGTACGGACCAGAGGTTAGGTCCCTACCCGAAATTGCTAAGGCTACTAAGATTCCTCTGAGGACTGTGAAGACCATATACAATAGGGGACTCGCTGCGTGGAGAACCGGGCATCGTCCGGGTGCTTCTCCACAAGCGTGGGGGTATGCTAGGGTGCACAGCTTCGCCACTAAGGGGAAGACGTACTATACGGCGGATAAGGATTTAAGGTGAAATTATACCTTTTAATATCCATATACAGCATATAAGATGACGTGCTTTTACCGCAAGTCGCGTGAACCAATAGATCCGGTATTACATGAGTTTTTAAAACAATATCACAAAAAAAGTACAAAAGTAACAAGAAGAAAATATACAAATTTATTTCCATGTATATACGATATACCATATATTACAGAATTAGGTACATGTACACTTTTGAAACGTACCAGAATATCAAAAATGAAATATTCTAC